CCTAAATCAGAGAAATAAATTCTATTATTTGTGTTAGTAACATCACCCATCCAGAATCTAGTTTCACCTAGTGGCCAAAGTTCTAATCTATAATTAGGCCATCCATTTACTAATCCAACACCATCACCATCATCAACAATACTTGTAGGTCGCACCCATTGGTTAATTGAAAATGGAGTGATTTTACTAATCCAAGTTCCACCTTTTGCCCAAATTTCAGCAGTTGTTTGTGTAGTTCTTACCCAACCAGTATTTATTTTAGCAGTTGCGGTTCTACTACTATTTTGTACACCAGCATCATATGCAGCAACACCAGTTGCGTTATCACTAAGCATATTACCAGTTCCACTTGTAGTTAAATCATCTAATTTATAATAAGCAAATATATTATTTAATAAACTTGTTATAGCTGGTTTAGTAACTAAAGTATTACTCCAATCACTAAAATTATTAGGTGGGTTATCACCTAAAGCTCTAACTCTAAATTCATAATCTTGACCCTCAATTAAACCAAATTGGGTTGATGGTGATGTTTGAGTTGTCGCAGCACTCCAAGTTGTATCACCACTAACTCTATATTGATAAGTATATCCAGTTGCACCAACAACATCAGTCCAAACATTCGTGATACTTGTTTGAGTTACACTTAGATTTGTAAGAGTTGGTGTACCAAAACCTAAAGTTGTTGTTGAAACAACATTACTAGGTTCACTAAGAGTACATAAGAAATATCCAGCTCTAGTTGTATATAATCTAATATCATAATCTGTGTTAAGAGTTAAACCATTTATCTGATGTGGGCTTGCAATTTCCTCTACAAAACCAGGCCAAGCATCACCAGATTCTCTAATTTCAAAATGATATGTAATGTCACCAATACCAATATTTACTGGGTCCCATTGAATAGTTATTGAATTCGTTGCTGGTGAACCTGATAAAGTTGAAACTGAGTCACATTGAGGACAAGCATTAAGAGTTATACTTATATCTGATTTACCACCAGTATCATATACACTAGCGTCTATTTCATATGGTAAAGTAGCATTTAAAGTTAATCCAGTAAAAGTATATTCTAATGGGTCAGCAGCTGGAATAGTTGATTCTAATATACCATCTAAAAATACCTCATAATAATCAATAGGGAACGCTCCAATTGTAGCTGCTGACCATTTAATTGGAATAATCGTACTAGTTCTAGCATCGCTATCTGGATTAAATGTTATTGGGTTTGTAAACTCAGGTTTTATATCTGTTGTAGAGAAATAAACTTTATCACTAAAATCAGAAAGACCAAAATTATCAAACACCCCTACTTGAATTTCATATTCAGTTGCAAGGTTTAAATTACTTAATGTAAATTGTAATGGGTCACCAACATTAACTCTACCTTTATATGAACCATTAAGATAAACATTGTAATGACTTAATGGGTATCTACCAACAATAGCTGGTTCCCAAGTAATAAATATAAATGAACCACCTGAATTACCTGACATAACTGGGTTTACAAACGTTGGGTTTGTAGGAGCAAGCATTGTAACCTCATATGGATTACAGAAATCAGAACGTAAACCTGTATCATCAACCGCTTGAACTGTCCAAGCATTTGTTGCCGCTGGAACTAATCCAGTTAAATCTAAAGTTAAAATGTTAGGGTCTGGTTGAGTAGCAAAGTATTGACCATTTCTAAATATTTCATATCTAGCTACAGTATTAGTTTCACTCGTACTTTGGCCCCAACCTAAAGTAAATGATGTCGATGTTATTGTTGTTGCTGTCAAATCACATGGTGTTGTTGGAACCGCATTAGGTTCAATAAATAATTCACAGAATTCTGGGTCAATGAAATCTGTTGGTGTGCTTGCATTTAAAGTTTCATAATCTCTTAAATATCTAATCAATTCTAAATCTACACTACCATCTAATGAATTATATGTGTATTTATTTATGCTATAAAATGCATCTCCTATCTCAACAGTCTTATATAAATCTAAAATGTTTAATTGAACTGGAGTTAACTTTAATTTAAATTCTGATATTCTTGATGTTGGGTTAATAAATAATTGCATATACCCCTCGTAAACAGTCTCAAATAAAGTACTAGTTCCACTTACTGGAACCTCTCCTGTTGAATAATCAATCTCTACACCATAATTTAAAGTTTTAGTTTGATTATTGCTATAACAATTGAAAATACGATGACCAGTTGTAGCAATTGTAGTTTCACCATCTTTTGTAACTGTAATCCTACCTTGAAAATCTCCACCGTTATATAATTGTAAATAAGCTGCATCATAAATACCAGTTAATCCATTTATATAACCACTACCATCAACTCCAGTACCAATATTTGTAACAGCTTGACCAATTAAATAAGTTTCACCACTCAAGGTTGAATGGGTTCTTTTATTCCACATCATATTCTCAAACTTAAGTTTGATATCATAATCGTCACCAGTTCCTAATTCACCTAAAACAAGTTTAGCATCACCATATCCAATACCTCTAAATTCTTTTAATGATTTATTATTAATCGCTTTAGGGTTTGCGTATGTAATGTTTAGAGTTTTTGGTATTTCTGGGATAATTACTTTATGACTTATAATCTCAGTTTGGTCAGTTAAATTTATATTGTTATTTAAATAACTACCTCTATTTTCATTTGTTAAATCTCTCCATTCATCATATGGTTCTAACCAATATTTATCTCTATTAAGCTTATCAGGCCATAAAACACAATTGTATAAAGTTGCAAAATCCTTTACGAAATCAATTAGTTTCATATTAGGCATCTTATAATCAATTCTATTGATTAATGGTTGAGTACTTAACCCAAGATTATTAGAACCTCTAAATCCATTTTGTGGGCCATTTAATCCCGTTTGTCCACCACCGAATACTAATTCTAATGTGAAATCCCAAGTGAATTGAATAGGAGTATCATTATCTGATTTGATTACAGCAATAAAACGTCTATACCATAAAAAAACATCATAGTTAGTTATGTAATCAACTGTACCAGTATAAGCTCCTGTAAGCCCAGCTATTTGATAAACTGGCGGTGTATTATATTCATTAGAATATCTTTTTAATTCAAATATTTGAATTGTATAAGGGTCTGAATTACTTGGTTGAACATCAAATGTCATCCTAAATAACTCTGGATAGTAAAATGGTCTAACACTCCATTGACCAGTAGCCTCGTCATAGATTACTAAATCACTATTTTTATAAGTTAATGGTGGAGTAAAATCCATTAAAAGTGACCAATCTGGTACAGATGTACTAGTGGTTGGTAATACATTATCTGGCGGCTTATTACCACACCACAAATATAATCTATCGTAGTTTATATTCTCATTAAAATCTGGATTAGGACTTGGTGCTGGATAACTAGTGGCTAAATAATCAATTACATTAGTTTGAGTAAAGTTAATCTCAAATGGGTAATCATTATTGATAGCTCTAAATATTGCATCTACACGAATCGATGGTCTAAATTCCTCTGATGGTATTCCATTATAAATTCTTTCTGGTTTCCAATCAGTTTCATTATTTGTCATCAATGAATATCTAATATCAGGTTCACCATCCTCATCATAAATAAACAATCCTGTTGTTAATCCAGAAACAACAGTAGCTGGGTCATTTGGATGGTCATATTGTGTTAGATTTAAATCTGATAATCTAGCGTCACCAAATATTTCTTTTAGATTTAATAGAGTTGACGTAAAGGCCACAACATGGCCATGCATTTTATTATCTTTATATATACATTTATTATAAGTTATGAAACCACCTATAGCTTGAACACCATCGATATCTAAATAAGCTGGTTGTTTAATTCTATAATCAACCCTATTTGGATATTCAATAATTTCTGGGTCAGCAAATCTAGCCAACAATAAGTTATTTTGTGAACTTGCTGGTATAGTAAACTCATTAGTAAAATCACCAAATGGTTTAGTTACATCCCTGAAATCTTTTAATTTAACTCCAAGTTTAATTGCCTCATCTGCGTATAAGTCGGCTTGTTCGCCATTTATATATAAATCTAATGCCATTTGTATTTTAAGTTATTGGTATTACTGGTGCACCTACTTTTGCTTTGAAATTATAGTTAATCATTTTATTTGTTCTTGAATCTTGAATATCAATATCATTTTCATCGATTACAAGAGCTATAGGGTCTGTTCCATCACCTTTGTATAATACAACATCCCTTGATAACATTAAACCCTCTATAACGTCCTCAAATCCTTTTTCAACCCACCCAGTGTTAAACTCATATTCATAATTACCATTAATCCCATAAGCTTGTTCAACTCCATCAGTAAATCTTGAAAAAGAATCTCTTTTTGTTTTTAACATAGTTTTTTTATTTCCAGATACATCTATAAATTCCCAAGCACCATATTTATTTATAAAACCAATTGTATGTTTCTCATCATATGGACATACGAATTCGTACTCCACTCTCCATAATTCGTTATTACCAACATCTCTACCGATAATTGTTAAATTATTATTTGTTTCATCTACATTTAAATTAGGGTGTATCACTGGGAAAACTATTAGACTAGAACCAGAACTACCTCTACTAGTAACTTGGTTTTGACCATCATCCAATAACCAAATAATATTATTTGTAGTCTCTGCTCTAGCTTGAATATATTGTGGAGAATCTCTGAATATAAATTTTTTAGCGTTGAGATTAGAAACAGCTACTACGGTATCCGCAAATGGAACCCAACCATCATAAGCTCTATATTGTCCAAATGGAACTGAATCGTAACCATCGGCCATTAAATTAAGACCTACATATTCACCCTCTGCTATTGAATCAATGGTTGTTGGTGTTGTTAATACTGGTATATGATTAAAATAATCCTCAGCCAAAGCCGAAACATTTAACCTAAGAGGTTTATTAAGTCCAACAGTTGGGCTACGTTTAATTACTAATAAGTTAATTTGTTCAGAACCAATACCAATTGGTACAAAGATAGTAATCCACCAATTGAATTCATCATCAAATTGGTCATTATAAAAAGGTTTTCTAGCTGCTATAATTTGTAATGCCATAATTTATTCGTTTTTAAGTATCTCTTTTATTATTTGCTCTCCAGCATCATCAGCTAATTGTTCACCATATGTATTGATATTTTGGTCAACAGCATCAGTTAAATAGAAATTACCTTTCATTTTACGTGTACCACTATCTACATAGTTAGCATAATCCTCAGCACTTATAGTTGTTTTAGTTTTATCTACTTTATAAGTAAAAGACCTATTCAATTTACCACTTGAGTTTTTATTCTTTTTTCTTTGCTTAAGTAATTTCCTAGCATCAATAATAATGCTTTGTGATAATAGGGTTAATATTTTATCTAAATCTAAATTCATTATCCACAATCTACTAATCCTGTTGGAACCTGTAATGAAATATTTAAACCAATTCCATATAACCTATTTTTCAATTGGTCATATATTACGGTTCCTACTGGTCCAGTTGTTATTCTGATTTGGTTATTGAATAAAGTTCCTTGATTACAAGCCGATACAAATTGTGTAGCTAATTCATTCATGTTATCCAATACATCTAACTTATCATCAATATTTTCATAAAACGTATCTAACATTTGAATGCTATAGTTGAAAGTTGTGTAACCATCTGAATAGGTGTTAGTATTATATATGATGTGTACCAATGGAAAGTTGGTAATGGTTGATAAGTCTATCTCACTAGCATCACCTTTGGTTACCTCATTAACTCTATCGTCACCGATAAACCAATCAGATATTAGGTTTGTTATTGTTTTATACTGTCCCATAATTTATTAAGTTCTATTTTTATTTCTTATTTTCTTTGCTCTTTGTTCCTCAACATATGATAAATCTTTTTTAAAGGCTAACGCTGTTAAGAATTCATATACATTCATCTTTACTACCCTTTCAATGTCAAGGACGTTTTGTCCAGCAATTGAGTAAAAGCTTTGATACCATCCCCAATTTGCATTGAATTGGCTTTCAGCGTCATATTTAGCTTTGGATTGTTCTCCACCTGTTTCCCCATATAAAGTAGGAAAGCTTTTTGTAATTTTATGAATGAATTGGCTAAAAAAAAAGCTGCTTGTAAAGCTTTTATTGCTGGCATTTGTTTCATTAGCTCTCCATATTCCTCAGTTCCATTATATTCAGATATCTCATATTGTTTGAGACTTACTAAAGGATTGTACCTTTCTTTTATAATCGGTCTATATAAAACTGCCATAGCTTTATGCATTTTGTCCCACCCGTTGAAATAACTTGTAAGGTCGGCATATTCACCAGCCATCATCCCATCCAAATCATTTATGAATCCGAATTTTGTTTTACCTATTTTAAATGTTGGTTTGAAATCTTTGCTGTCCTCATCAATATTTTTAAGTAACTTAACAATATCAAGTGATATTTTATCAACTTGTTTTGCTTTGAATCCTAATCTAACTAAATCAAATGGTACATTACAAAAGATTGCAACTATTTTCATCTTTAAGAATTCATTTAATACCAATTCAGATTCTTTTAATCCCTCGATTAATTTTAAATATTGTTGATACTGGCCCAACGTAATATCATCAATCTCAGTTGGGATATTTAATTCTATTTTTCTATTCATAACTCTAATAATATTTTATGCACGTTACTCCAATAATCTAACATTTGTGATGTGCCTTTAACTACTTGTAATTTAATTATATTCTCACACTCTATAAGTGCCATATCTTTTGCTATCTTTGATACTGCATGATTGTTATCGAAATCTAAATATTTACATTCTGTGAAATAGTAAACGAAATCATCAACCAACTTTATAGCTTGTAAGCTTTCAATCACCAATTCATTATTTCTAATATCCATTTTTTCCATAGTTATATTATACAATAGTTAGCTTTTTTCTGACGAACCTCGTACCAAGCTCTCATCATCATTGAATCAGAATAATCTGGTGAACGTCCCAAGAACTTTTTAACTTGGTCTTTTGGTAGTATTTGTAGCTTACCATCACTATCAACCTTATAACTTTTAATCTGTTCTAATTCACTTATAATGGTTTCCTTATTCTCGCTTGAAAGTATTTTCATATCACCATCACTTATTAATCTAGCTAATTTATAATAGCATTGTGTTTTTAAGTTCTGATAATTTTGTCCATATAAAGCTTTTGAATTATTTATAAATGATTTACATTTAATATGGTCAGGTACTGAACCACCAACTCCATCAGCATCAGCTATAACATTTGTTAATAAGATTCTATATTCCTTAATCAATTCCCTTATCCTACCCTCTAACACATCCAGAGTGCTCTTATTTATCGTTACTGTTTTTATAAGGGTTAGACCTTGCCAAATCATTATAACGCTCTTATCCTTTCCTAAACGAGCCACATCGATTGTCATATACATCTTACCTGATGGTTTGAATGTACTATCAACATTCCATAAGTCAAGCATATCATCATAATGAATCAATGCATTCTCATCATCATCATATTCGAAATTACCATAGATAAGACGTTGAATAGTTATTTCATCTGAGTTATCTAATATACCTTTGATATATTCATCAACATCTGGTGCTGGATTATCTTTGGGTAATGCTGGTATAAATGAATAATGTGCTGGCAACGCATCATCGACAAATGGTTTATAGTATCGATTATAAACGTGATTCTTTGATGGGTTGAAAGTTTCTAAGAACTTTGCTTTTAATTTATATTTATTATTATTCTGTCTACCACATCTTGTAAATAAGATATTCAATGCTGATAATTCTGTTTCAGCTGATTCATCCACAGCACAACCAGTTAATTCAAATCCACCAAATCTTTGATATAAGGGGTCTGATGGTTGATATGCAGTATCGATAAGAAATATTACTGAACCATTCCAGAATGTTATTGTATTTAGTTGTTGGTTGTAGTTGTAGTGGTCTGTTGTTATGTTACATTGTTTCATTACTTTAAATAATGTAAGTAATGTTGTACGCTTAAGATTGGTTAAAGCTTTACGGCCAAGGCCCCATGAGGTTTCTGGATATGCCACACACATTGTAATAAGCCAATAACATAATAACCAAGACTTACCTGAATAAGCGGAGCCACCATAACCTATGTGAGTAGTTATGTTGTCCATTAATTTTAACCACGCTTGATATTGTTTTGTACTTGGTTTAAATTCTATTTCAATCGGTTTGCTCATCTGGTTTAATGATGTTGATTGGAGCTACTGTTATTTCTCCTGAGACATCAGCTTTAACATCTAAGGTACTATTGTAGCCTCTGGTCTTTGCTTTTGATTTTAAATAGAATATAACTGCTGATGGAATCTCATTCTCAATCATGTTGAATAGTTTACTTTCAACGTTATCAATTTCACTTTCAATTATCTCATCAACCTTAGCTTTAAACTCTGGGTCCTTTTCTAACCATTCATAATAAGTTGTACGACCAACCTTTGCGGATTGACATGCGGTAGTCACCAAACCCTTATGTTTTTTAAGTGCTCGTAGTATTTTTGCTTTATTGTTGTCCGTTCTGTTCGCCATATTTATTTTAAAAAAGGGAGATTTCGCTCTCCCTTGTAGCGTTAACATTTCTAATCCTAGATTAGGCAGCTAATTCGTACTCAAACTTTTCAGTTATCGTTAATCAGTTCCTACGTCATACCCTATTCCATAATAATCAATTCCAGTTAAGCCCATATTGTATTTGTAATGTTGTGGACCTATTGAGATTCGAACTCAAGTCTTACTATTATAGTTATGCTTTCAAACAGAACGTCTTACTAATAGTTAGCCCCATTTCTTTAACAAATTATTCATCTTAGCCTTGGCAATCAGATAGTTTGTTTGAGCTTTCTTTATTTTAGCGTCTCTATATTGTAAATGCTTTTCATTTAACCACTCTTGACGTTTATCACATCCACAGTCGTGATTATGGAACCATTTTATCATAAATTTAGGTAAAATGAACTCAATATAAGCTTTTACTCTATTTCCTAATAGTGTATGGTCAATTTCAATTGGTTCTAAATCAAAATCTTTATTCTT